CTTCATAATTCTTTGTTGCAACTGTTTTGGCAATGTCTTTTGCTTTGCAGTTAAACCTTTTTTTGCAGGTCTACCTCTTTGTGACCCATATGTTCCTTTACCCATTGGCATTGTACTTCTCCTTTATGCTGCTTTCTTTTTGTTTTTGTTTCGCCTAGATATGGCTCTTGCTTTAGCGCGCGCATCTGCTTTTGATGACGCACCCCATGCTCGTAAGGAAAGAAGTAATCTTGTAGGCTTTCCTTGCGAATCTCTTTCTGGGCCTCGCATATTTCCCATACGCGCTAAAAAGGCAGCACGTCTAGGATTATCACCAGACTTTACTGGAGGCTTTAATGTTCCTTGTGTATATGATGCACGACCTTTTGCATTTAATCCACCTTTGGGATTCTTGCCCTCTTTACGTTGCCATGCAGGTGTTCTAGCCATTATTTTTTTTCTTCTTTGGTTTCTTTGTCTTTTGCTTTAAAGGTGATGGCACTTCTTTTTCTGTCTTTTCTTTTTGTGCTTTAGGTCTTAAATGTGGGTTTAAATCATATAAATGTTTTGGCATTACATAACTCCAGTTTCTTTATTCAGTCTTGCTGTTGGTAATTCTATATCTACTATTTTTGTGCCTAAATTTTCTGGTCTTGGTTTTGGTACACCCATTCTTGTAGCACCCATCTCTTGTACGTTTTTAAATGCTATATTAAAAATTTCTTCTCGTGGAGAGGACATTGGGCCTTCAAATGCAAATAAAGAATCATCTGAATATTCTTCTTCTGCTAAAATTGTATCTTCTATTTTATTTTCATTATGCACATTAATCTGTATTGTTAATGCACTATCCTTTGCTGACCTACCATCTTCTTCTGGCATTAACTTACCACCAAAGTATCTTGCTAATGGATATACATTCATTGACTCAAGTGATGCATCAAACGCATTTGCAAATGTATTTGGTGATTTTTGCCCTGTTGCATCTTCATAGCCCGGCACAAATTCTAAATCATCAAAGTCATATGTATCGCGAACTTGCCAACCATTAGGTTTCTTTTCTGCTGTAAATGTACCTAATGATGTTTTAATAATATCACCCATCTCATTTATATTATAACCATCTTTATAAATACTATCTAAGTTTAATGTCTTATTAATAAAATCATAATCAACTTGCAGCTCATCACCTACTTC